TTTCATATATATATATACAACTTTCATTTTATCACTATTTGCTGAATTATAATTTGCTAATCGTTTTTTGAAATCTTCTGTTTGTCCAAATCTGTATATTCCATCTATATCTTTCAATGATTTCAATATATATATACAACACCTTTCATATTCTTTGGTACCTTGTGGTCCCTTTAGGGCTCAAGCTAGCTAGTTCGCAAAGCGAACTAGGTACTTCTTTTTGATTATTCTCTAAAATTTCAACTGTTTTTTGTAATCCATTTATTATATAATTTTTATAATTATTTAATAATTTTTCTAATTCCAAATAATAAGTTCTTACTTCTTCTGCCTTTTTAGTTCTTGATAATAAACACATTCGTTTGAAACAATCAGGTGTTAATAATATTATTTCCTTATTTATTTTTGATATTTTTCCAGTTTTTTCTTTTCTTACAACATAATCAATATTTTTATTATATGATTTGACTAATGTCTCTTTAAGTTTACGTTTTCGTGTATCTAACCATTTTGATACAATATCTAAATCAATCATATATTCACTATTATTATTCTCATTGAATTTATATATATTATAAAAATCATCTATAAACTCATCATTTAGATTTGAATATTTCTTTAAAAAATCTTTAAATTTTATATATATGATATATATTTTTTTTATATTGATAATATAATAATGTCAACAAATATTTCAAATTTTTCTAATACTAGTGATTATCTACCTATCATCACATCCGCACTTTTAGTAGATATGTTTGTTATTATAACAATTCTTATAGGTTTTACTAAAAGTTTATCTTTGAATACATGGTATGATAAATTTGGATTATCAGCAGTTTTAGCTGATGTGTTAAGTATTTGTTGCGGTATCATTATATCTAGAGCTATTTATCCGTTAATATTTTCGGAATATTCTATGCTTAAATTCTTATTTGTTGCGTTGATTGTTCAACTAACTCATGACTTGTTGTTTGCTAAATTTTTCTATAGTGTCAAAAGAGGAAAAAGTCAAATATTAGATACATTTACACCCTTGAAGATTTAAAATGCCGATTTTTTTAATATATAAATAATTATATATTAAATGTCTAAACACAAAAGTGAAGATTATAAAATTACAGCAGTTAAATATTATTTAGAAAATGATACTAATTATACAAAAACTTGTGAAATATTTAAGTGTTCTGAAAGAAGTTTAAAAAGATGGATTGAAAGATATGAAAAGTTAGAAGAAATAAAAAGATTAAATAGAAAATCAAAATCTTATAAAATAACTAAAGAACAAGTTAAATATGCAATACAAAAATTAAAAGAAAATGTGCAGATAACAATGGAAGAATTACATAAAATAATTAAAAAGAAATATATGGAATTTGATATTACACCTCAACATTTAGGACAAGTAATAAGAGATAATAATATAACCAGAAAAAGAACTAGACACGAACATTATCCAAAAGAAAGATACAGAAAACCTACAGACATTAAAAAAGAATTAAAAGCATTTTATAAAGAAGTTGGTAAATATACATTAGATAAAATTATTTCACTTGATGAAACATCTATAACACCATTTATGTATCGCAGTTATTCTAAATGTTTTCTTGGTAAAAGATGTGTAACTAAAACTGATGATAATTATGTTTTTAGAAAATTTACTTTATTATGTGCTATTTCTAATTCTAAATGTGTTGGTGCGACTTTATATAAAGAAGGTGGTATGACTAAAGAAAGATTTGTGGAATTTTTAGAAGCAAATATTTTTAATAAATATAAAAATCACTTGATTATTTTAGATAATGCTGGTAGTTATTTTATATTTTCCTTTAGAAAAATATAAAATCAGATTATTAAAAAATCAAAGATTTTTAATAATATCATAATAATGAATATGTAAAACAAGCAATTATAAATAGTGGAAATAAATATATATTTACAATCCCATATACTCTTAAAACAAATTGTATAGAGAATTGGTTTAATCAAATAAAACATTATTTGAAGTTAAATAAGAAAGTGTTGAAATATGATGAATTAATTGTGGAAATTAAAAATGCAATTAAGCAAGTTAAAAAAGAAAATTATAAAAATTACTTTGATTATGCTTATAATAAAGATGCTTATAAAGATTATGTTAAAAAAGATTCTACATTAAAAAGAAAACTAAAAAATTATAAGGATTAATTTATTTAAAAATTTCATAATATAATCATATTATATTATGAAACTTAAAAGTATTCTATATAAAAAAGAACAAGATAAATTAGTTGATAAGATTATAAATATTTTAGAATTAGATAATGAAAATAGTATTATTTTATTTAATCTTGATAACAACAAAATAAAACAAGATAAAATTTTAGAGTTAATACCAGAAATAAGAAAATACTATAGTTTTTCAACTATAATAGGAGCATCAGAACCAACAAAAGCAAAAAGACCATATTTATCAATTATTAGACAATTAACAAAAAGTAAATATAAATTAAATAGTTATGATTATAGAATAAAACAAGATGATAAAGAAGACATTAGAACAAAGAAATATATTTTTGAATTAATTTAAAAATATAAATAATCAATAATAGATCTTAAATATGTTTAATAAGAATAAATTTATAATAATACTTTAATTTTTTATTGTTGCTAATGATATATAAATATCTTCAATTTGCCATTTTTTATTATAAGCTAATGAAATATTTGCAGAACCACCACTTATTTCACCACCTTTTTGTATATAATATACTTCATTATTTTCGAGAAATATATTAAATTCTTTTATTATTTTTAATGTATCATCATTTAATAAAGTTGTAAATTTACTGAATTTTATTAAATCATTTATACAACTTTTTAATTCGCCTGATGCAATCGCGAATGTTCTTTCCCATTTTTCATACTTGGATAATTTTTTTTGTTTATGATTATACAATGTTATATTACAATCTTCTATTCCTGTATTATTCATTTTTAATGGAATTAAAATATTATGTTTTACAAAATCTGAATATGTAGCATCTGAAATTTTTTCAATTAAAACTCCTAATATTATATAACCCATATTTGAATAAAAATATTTTCCACTCATACCTGTATCAATTAATTTATTATTATTCCATTTATTGTATATTTGAGTAGCAGTATTATATTTTATTTTAGAACTACCAAAAGTAGCACCATCCCACAAGTTTTTTAAACCACTTGTATGATTTATAATATCAATTATTTTAAGATTTTTAATTTCATCGTTATCAATATACTTTCCAATATTATCATAAATATTAATTTTTTTATTTTTATGTAATATTAGCAATGATAATACTGTAAATAATTTTGTAACGGAACCAATCGGAAATTCTGAAAAACCATCAAGTTTATCATCATCAACATTATTCAAATAATATATATTTTTATAAGAATATTCAACCATTTTTATTTTTTTCATTATGGGTTTTTTATTTTTTCCACCACCAATTTGATTATTAATATCTGTATTTTTTAATTCCAAATACTTTGTTTTGTATTTTATATATTTATCTTTATAATCCATATATAATATTAACTATAAAATAATTATAATTCAATTTTTTTAGTTTGCGTTTATTTTTTGAAATTAAAAAATATATAAAGTTATATAAATATAGAATATTATTATGAGTGCTATAGAAGAAAAAAAGACTAAACCGCCAGATAAACAAACTGATTATTTCAAATGTGTTAAAATACCTCTTAAACATGTTTTGAAAAATCCAGATATTAATTTACCCAAAATTACTGATGCAGTTATCAAGTGTAATAAAATTGTTATCAACACATTAATGTTTATAAAACTTTATTTATTGGATTACTTTGAAAAGAACAATAAATTACCAGAAATTGATAAAGTTTTTGTTAATTCTTGTATGAAGATTTTATGTAATGAAAGTGCATCAGGAAGACCACCTAAAAAAGAAATTAAAGAATTAAAAGATAAATTAACTGCTTTTTATGATTCTGATTACAAAACATTAATTAAAGATACTAATTTAGATTATACACATCTTAATACTATTTTAGATTATCTTACAATTGGAATCATTGCAATGTATGAAAATAATATTAAATTACATTATGTTGAATATATTGAAAGATATGTTAATATTATTTGGAAGAAAAAAGAAACAATTATAAAAATTAAAGAAGAAAATAAAGATGAAGTAAAACAAAAAGAATTAGTTAATGAATTTTGCAGACAATTAAGAAAAATTAAAACTGATATATTACTACATAGTAGCGAAATAACAACAGAATATAAATCAAATGTAAAATATCATAATTGGATAAAAGATATTAGAAAAATAATAACACCAAACAAAGATAAATACCAAAAAGATAGTTTATATTATGATTTACAATGTAATCCACAAGATTATTTACCTTGTATGATTAGAATGATGAAAGAAGTAGAAAAAGATAAAGTTATGATTTATAATGTTTTTCCGATGAGAAATGATATTATAATGAAATCAATTAAATTAGATACAACTACATTAGTTCATTTATTATTTACACAAAAACAAGGTAATAAAACTGATTATTTATTAGAAGGTAATTTGAAAAAATACGAAAATGAAATTTGGGAATTTTTCTTTAGAACTGAAAGACAATGTTTTAAGAAACCAAAATATACTTTTCATCATATGATAGAAACTGATGGTGTAAGTTGTTCTATTTTAATGTTAAGAAATGATTTAATAGGTAAAAGAATACCGATCACTAAAATTGGTTCTAATGCAGAACAATATATTGATGAACTAAATGATTATATCAATATAAAAAATAAAAAAATTGTTTGTATTGACCCAGGGAAATCTGATATTTTATATTGTGTTGATAATGATAATAAAGATGTTAATGAATTTAGATATACACAAGATAGTAGAAGAAAAGAATGTAAAATAAAAAAATATGCTAAAATAATTTTAGAATTTAAGAAAGAGAAAATAGATGGAAAAACAGTAATTGAATATGAAACAGAATTATCAAAATTAAACCGAAAAACATTAATTATTAAAGATTTTAAGGAATATATAAAAAAGAAAAGTGAAATAAATAACAAATTATATAAATTTTATGAAAAATATATATTCAGAAAACTTAAGTTGAATGGTTATATCAATAGAAAGAAAAATGAACAAAAATTAATAAATAATTTTAAAAAAATATTTGGTAAACCTGAAGAAACAATAGTGATTTTTGGAGACTTTGAACAAAAGCAACATATGAAATATAAGGAACCAATTAAAGGAAAAGGAATGAGAATGTTATTTAGACAAAATAATTATAAAACATATTTAGTTGATGAATTTAGAACTAGTTGTATGTGTTCAATTTGTAAAACTGAAATTGGAAGATGTGAAAAATTCCAAATAAGAGAAAATCCAAAACCATATAAAAGTGGTAATATCTTAGTCCATGGGCTTATAAAGTGTAAAACTTGTTTAGGTGTATGGAATAGAGATGTAAATGGTGCCACTAATATATATAGAATTGCAAAAAGTGCAATTAATGGAATTGAACGACCTAAATATTTATGTAGAGAAAAGAAGGAAGATGTAAAGGTTGAAAAACCTAAAAAAGAAAAGGTTAAAAAGGTCATTCAAAAGAAAGCCAATAAATCAGTTGGGGTTGCCGCCTTAACAAAACCATAATTTACACGCTCTGCAACGGGCAAACCTTGAATATTTTTTTTATTGAGTAAAATCGGCATTTTAAATCTTCAAGGGTGTAAAGATTATGCGAATGATATGGGTGGTAAAATATTGATTGCAGATTATCTGATGGTAGCTGGAACTATCATATTAGCAACTCAAATGAAATCATTTACATCAAATACTAATATAATTATACTAATTGTCTCGCTATATGTGCTTCCTTATTTATTATATTCAATACCTAAATAAATATAACTATAGAAAAATTTATCTATAGTTAGTAGTATGGGAAGATATCAATTAATAAAACCTTTTGCGGGAGATAAAATATATGAATCAAATAATCTTATCAGAGGAGCAAAAAAATGTTATGATGAGTTAAAACTTTCTGGACAACAAATTCCAGACCATTTTATGGTTTTGGATATTGATTCATATAAAAAATTTACATTTAAAACACATAAGAGAGTTCAAGATGGTGGAAATCAAAACAAATATATTGAGGCACTAAATAACTTAGAACATCGAATCAGAACTCTAGAATCAATGGCTGGAATAAAAAATAATATATAAACAAACAAATAATCTAATATTACAAATGAATAAAATAATATTAGATAAATTATTCCCAAAATATAATGGGGTTGATTTAAAAAAACTATCTATTGATGAAACTACTATGACATATATCAGCACACCATATAATGCAAAATTAATAGCAAAAAAAATAAGAGACCATTTACCACAAACATATAATGCATGTATATGTGATGCGACTGCTTGTGTGGGAGGAGATACCATAGCATTTAGTAATGTATTTGATAATGTTGTATCAATAGAGATTAATAAAAATTGGTATGAGTATTTGATAAATAATATCAAACAATATAATCTGAATAATGTTCGAACAATTTGTGGTGATTTTTGTTCAACAGTACCTAAATTATCTGGTATAGATGCAGTATATATTGACCCACCGTGGGGAGGTAAAGATTATAAGTCTCGAACTAATCTTCGTATATTTATTGGTATTAATGATTTGGAGATTGTTATATGTAATTTATTTGATACACCGAATATAAAATTAGTTGCTACAAAACTTCCTAAAAATTATGATTTGAAGTATTTTTATCATACAATAAAAAAAATTATAACATGTAAAATATATCTTAATCAAATGCAAAAAATGAATTTATTAATTATCAAATATGATTCAAGTGAAAAATTACTCTAAGCTTTCACACAATCTCCCAAGAAATCAAATATTTTGACTTGTTTTCTTTTTTTATAAAATAACATATACGCATTATCAGCCAGTATATTGTGTAAATTTTCTGTTGGTAGTTTAATTATTTTGTCATCATCATACAAATACCATTCATCATTTAATGGATTTTGTGTGCAAGCCAAATAATGACCTCCTCCCATATTTCCCATATGTTTTATAACAGCATATAAATCATATATATCTCCTTTATCTGAATACTTACTCATACAATTTTGTAACTCAAATCCTCTAATAGGAAACTCAACATGTCTTGAATTTTTATGAAATCTCATACCATCATTTATAAATCGTTTGAGTTGAATTATCATTCGTGGAGGAGATTTCCATACTGATAATGTTTTTGATGCGGTTTGTTTGCTACAACATACTTCACACCAATAACTATTTGAACCAGTCATTATTTCTGGTTGGCTAAAATTATCAAAACATTCATTTAATTTGATAGAACTATTTCCTTGTGGAATAGATGGATTGAGTGAAGTAAATGTATCAAATCTAAATGATGGTATATTACAATTTTGACATATTACTTCATTAAAATATAAACCTGTGAAGATATCAGTGATTATTGAATGATTTTTTTTCAACATATTTTGTTTATCTTTCAATGATTGTAATTCTGCGACAAGATGCAGATTTTCTAATTTGTATTGATTGAATGCATGTTTTAATTGTTTTTTATCTTCATCAATTATATTACTATCAGCTATCACTTCATCATATTTATACTTATTTGTAGCATATTCTTGTAATTGTTCTGATAAATTTATAATTTCTGTCCGAACATCTGTTTTAGATTCCTCGTGAATTGCATCCAATATTGCTCCCATACATTCTTGAGCATCATGTTGAGCACGATCTGAAAATATTTGATTAACCTCTCCTAATTTGTATCTGAATTTAACAGGTTTATATCTAGAACCACTATTTACTCCCCACATAATAATTAATATATTTCTTAACTGATATGTTAATGATTTTCTAAATAATTTTTTAATTTCTTTTTCATCAACTATTTCTTTTTTGCTTTCTCTAATTATTCCTTTTTTAAGGTCTTTTTTGTATATTTTACAAGAAAAATATGATATCAAAATATCAGTTGCAGATAAGCATTGCAAACATGCATTTAAATAACAACTATTACCTATATTTTGTAGTCCACATAGTCCTCGTTGGCTATTTGAAAGATTCATTATATAATAATCTATATATTATACATATTATATTGATTTATTTGATTATTCAATTTTTTTACATACCCATAATATGAATCAAATTCTAATAAATAATTTTGAACTTTTGGTTAAACAAATAAAATTAGATATTGATTATTCTGAAAAAAAAGATAGATTGAAAAATATGTTTAGATTAAATAGTATTATGAATGTTATCAGAATAATAAAATCATTAGATTATCAGATTATTAGAGCTAACCAGCTTATTGGATACAAAGGTATTGGTAAAAAAAGTCTTAAGAGAATTGATGAGATTTTACAAACAGGAAAACTCAGTGAAATCAATAATAAGAATTTTAATCAGGTTGATTTGATAGATAATCTTACTAGTGTGTTTGGTATAGGTAGAAAAACTGCATACAAATTATTTAAATCATATAATATTAATTCGATTGATGAATTAAAAAAAATGTATGCAGAACGTCATATAGTATTACCAAAGCAAGTAATAAAGGGATTAAAATATACAGATATGATATCAGAATCTATTCCGAGAAATGAAATGGAATTGATGACTTTAATATTAAAAAATGCTACTTTGATAGTTGACCCGCAATTATTTGGCACAACATGTGGTTCATACCGAAGACTCAAAGAAACTTCTAATGATATTGATTTTATTTTAACTCATAATAAAATTATTACAAAATCTCAAGCAAAAGAAAGCAACTACTTATATAAATTTATAAAAATATTAAAAAAAGAAAAATTTATTATAGATAGTTTGACATCTGATAAAGTATCTACAAAATATATGGGAATTTGTAGACTCAAAAAAGACTTACCTCTACGACGAATAGATATCAGATTTATTCCATATCAATCATATTATTTTGCATTATTATATTTTACTGGGTCAAAAGAATTAAATCAACGAATGAGGTTACTTGCTTCCAATATGGGATATGTGTTAAATGAATATGGTTTGTTTGGAGCAAATGATAAATTTGATGTAAAATCTGAAAAAGACATATTTGATTTATTAGGCATGGAATATCTGACACCATCTGAAAGATAAAAAATTGAATAAATTTATATATTATATGATTTTTATACAAATATAATATTACTTTCTGAGCTCTAATTTTAATTCATCTTTTACTTCAAAATGCAAGTTATTATCAGGGTACTTCGTTCACAAAGTTATCGATGCAAGCCCTATCTTAACCGGGAAGGTAACCTCGGTATCATTATTTTTGGGCAAATTGGTAGAGCATGGCAAATTGTTGGCTCTTCGGGAAGAGCCCGTTATGATCCAAATGCCGAGATACGGGTGGAACTCGATGTTCAGATATTTCAAGGGGAACAAAGGATACGTCAAGTCAGACGCGTAGCACTTCCGGATCCAAATGTGGTGGTTGTGTCTCTCTCGCCAACTACCTTTCTAATTAATCCTCAGCTAGACACTGACAGCTCCGATTCAGACAGCTCTGATTCAGATAGCTCCGATTCGGAACCTTTAATTCAAATTCGTCCATTTCTCGGAGCTTTTATTCCACAACCGCAGGTTCGAGTGCCGTTCACACCCCTCACTCCCGAGGCTAGAGCCCGTGCCCGCCAAGCTGAGGTTGAGGCTATAGCCCGTGTCCGCCAAGCTGAAGCTAGAGCCCGTGCTGAAGCTAGAGCCCGTGCTGAAGCTAGAGCCCGTGCTGAAGCTAGAGCCCGTGCTAAGGCTAGAGCTAAGGCTAGAGCTAAGGCTAGAGCCCGTGTCCGTACTCAAGCCTGGTGTGCTCTCTACACAGAACTTTGGTAGTTCTAACGTAAGATTTTTTTTTATTTTTTGTAAATATATGTTTAATTTTTTTTTGATACCATATCATCAATTCGATAACCAAATATATCAATAAGTATTCGTAATAAAAAAGGTCTAGTTGCTACAAAAGATTTATATATATCAGATATCCTACCAATATCTAATATTTTTTTATTAGAATTAAAACAAACAATTAATTTTATAATCAAATATTCTATATATTGTTTGGCTATCATATTATCTAAAATATTCTGATGTATCTGAATCATAGTATCACATATTTGATAAATATTATTATCAATTATATTTTGTGTTAGAAATTCGCTAACAAATATTTCAATATTACGATGCACAGATACCCATCGCATAATAATATGAATAAAATCAAAATTTGTAATATTAGATTTTATCATATATTCAGATATCCACTCTTCAACAACAATTTTTCTATTTATAATATTAATTTCTATCTGTTTATTATGTAGTTGCTTTACACATATATCTAATAATGAATCCAATATGTATTGATAAATAAATTTATACATATTATATAATATCAGACATTTATCTGATTGATACATATATGTATGAATTCCTCTATGAATATTTTTAGATGTATTGTCACCCATCGCAATATATTGCGGACCAATAATCTCATAGTTTGTTTTTGTGCATATAATGAGCCATAATATGAATTGATTTTCTGATAAATTATACTTTACAGCATATATTTTTTCAAAAAACATATTTGTTTGAAGCATATATGTATAATTAATTATAGTTAAATCTGAAATTATAGCTGAATCTAATTTTAATATATCAGGTAATACTATTTCTTTTTTGGATACCATACAAATAATATTAAGTTGGTTGTCAGATACAAATACCATTAGTTCTCCATCATCTGATATATTAAGTGTATGTGAATCATATGATTTTTTTATTTGAATTTGTTTATAATTTGGATAATTTTCAGATTTATAAATTTTAATCAAATCATCCGTGTATTCTAATATATGATTCAAATTTTCTGATAATTTTATATTTGTATTAAATGAAATTATTTTTTGGCTTGTATCATATCCACATATGATTATTTTATTCTCATAATATAATATAATTTTATTTTTGTATAGAATAATATTAGTAACAGATTCTGTAAAAGTATCACTAATATTTTTTGATGGATTGTTTCCAATCAATATATGAGTTTTAGGCACATGTTCAACTAAACTCATGCTATTAATACTACTCAAAATATCATACACATATAAATAATCACCATCTGGTATAGATAACAAATTATGCTCATAAGATATTTGAACATATGGTTCAAGATTTTTAATATTAGTATCAAATACATCAATCAAAGTTTTAGAATTATTTTTAATATCATACAAATAAACGAAAAGTTTTTCTATACATTTTATTTGAAATACATATAGATTTTTATAATTAATGTAAAAAAATTTATTAAAAATAGCATCTGAATCATCCAATATAGATTTATCATAATATATATTTTTACCAACAATTGTATACATAGAATTAATATTATGTGTAGATTTATCTGTACATATAGTTCCACCCATTTTTTATAACAATACAACAGATTTTATATAAAATGATTCAAACATATTGTATGATTTGACAACAATATATACTAATGTGGTTGATAACTATAAATTTTATTTATCTGTATTATATATGTCAACATATTTAGAGTTTTATCAGAATATAAAGAAAGATTTATTGTATACAACAAGTTTGTATTATAATTTATTTCAACATTATATGGGTAATGATTGGTGGAATTATGTTACTGATAATATTATGCTTGGTGCAATACCTCTAAAAAATTATGATCATCATCGAATGCTTGTTAATAATAGTGTTAATCTTATTATATCAGTTGTCGAACCACATGAATATACAGATACATATTTGTCTCAACCAGTCAAACAATCTGATTGGGAAAATCTTGGAATAGAATTTATGAGTTTTCCTAGTCCAGATTTTAACTCAATTGATTATAATATGTTGGATAGAGTTATATATTGTATTATTAATGCTATTAATCAAAATAAAAAAATTTATGTTCATTGTAAAGCTGGAAAAGGTAGAAGTGTTATTGTAGTTGCTTGTTATATGATGTTATCTGACCCCACATTAACCTATGCAAAAGTAATGAAACTTATTCGGTCAAAAAGACCCAATATATCATTAAGCTGGAGTCAAAAAATGTGTATTAGTAGATATTATAATATGATACATCAAATAAATAATGATATTATGTATGATGAAACAGAACCAGTTTATACAGATGATATTGTATAAAAAATATTTTATTTTGTAATCAAATAATGTTGATTATAATATATCTCGTGATAAATATTGAATCAGATAAACTAAAATTATGAACTACACATCACACATCCTTCTTCACCAATAACTTTTCCTGGAATTCTTCTACAAAACATAACTTTTTCTTCTTTTTCTTCTTTTTCAGATAAAGTTATTCCATATTCTTCTGCAATAATATCAATAATATTAGTTTTTCCTAGTAATCTTTGTATATCTGAAATATCAATTCCAAATTTTCCCGGATTAACAGATGGTGTGGTTCGGCAATAATACATACCAGTCTTTAATCCTTGTTTCCATGCATAAAAATGACTTGAATTTAGAATTGTAAAATTTGGTTTAGCAATAAATATGTTCATACTTTGACTTTGGTCAACAAATTTACCTCTTGCGACTGATTGATCGATAATACTTTTTAATTTTATTTCAAATGCTGTTTTGTATACTCTTTTAATATTATCAGGAATCTGAGGTATATCAGCAATTGACCCATTCTTAATAATAATCATTTTTCTAATATCATCATTCCAAATATCTTTTTCAACTAATTGTTTTATCAAATTAGAATTAATAATAATAAATTCACCAGCCAATGTGGTTCGGACAAATAGATTTGACATATATGGTTCGAATGATTCGTAGCATCCCATAATTTGAGATGTACTGGCGGTAGGCATTAACGCTGTAATTAAACTATTTGTAGTTCCATATTCCTTAATTCTATTGATTAAACCATTCCAATCAAACATATCCTTTGTTAACAAATCATTATTAGTTAATCCCCACATATGATATTGTAATATACCCTCTGAGAATGGGGAACCAGCAAAAGTTTTATAAGTCCCTCTAACCTTAGCTAGCATGCAAGATTCATCCAAAGAATTATAATAAATTGTTTCCATAATTTTTGTATTAACATCCAATGCTTCTTTACTTTCATATGGTAATCCCAAAAGATTAAATACATCTGCTAATCCTTGAATACCTATACCAATAGGTCTATTTGAAAGATTTGATGATTTACCTATTTCAAAATTATCATTAAATTTCTTATTATCCAATACATTTTTGGATATACCCATGATTTGTATAAGATTTTCTCTAATTTGGTCAGCATGTCTTATCTGATAAGATGGATAATAATTAATATCAATAATTTTATTTAAGTTTCTTACACATACTCTTGCTACATTTCCTAACTTATGATAATCATATATTATGTTTCCATTTGAATCTTTGGTAATAAATCGAGGCAAACAAATTGATGCTAAATTGCAACAAGCAACTTCTTGCTCATCCGAATACTCAATTATTTCTGCACACAAGTTAGAACTTCGAATAGTTCCAAGATTTTTTTGATTAGATTTAGCATTTGCACTATCTTTATAACAAACATACGGAAAACCAGACTCTATCTGACAATCCAATATATGCATCCACAACTTTCGTGCTTTAACTTGTTTTTTATATTTTTTCTCCTTTTCATATTTTTCATACAATGCTTCAAATTCAACTCCATACGTTTTTTCCAATCCTACACATTCATCTGGACAAAATAAAGACCACATCTCATCAGCTTCAACTCTACGCATAAATAAGTCTGGAACCCATAATGCTAAAAATAAATCTCTGGCTCTATTATCATCACTACCACTACCAGCTTTTCTTAAATCGCAAAAATCAAATATATCTGGATGCCATGGTTCCAGATAGCAAGCAATTGATCCATTTCTATTACCTCCTTGATTGATATATCTAGCTTCTTTATTCAAAACTATACAAAGTGGTATGATTCCATCAGATTGTCCGTTTGTTCCACGAATAATACTTTTTTTAGCACGAACTGATGAAAGATGAATTCCAATACCTCCCGACCACTTGCTTATAATACCAGCAGTTTTTATTTGGTCTAAAATTGAATCAATATTATCTCCTACTCCAAACAAAAAGCATGAGCTGAGTTGAGGACGATTGGTTCCAGCATTAAATAATGTAGGCGATGCATGAGTAAAATATCTTTCTGATAATAAGTTATATGTCTCAATTGCATCCATCAATCTTGTTCCATGGATACCCAATGCAACTCTCATAAACATATGTTGCGGTCTTTCAATAATTTTTTTCTTACCATCCACATACTTTTTTAATAAATATGACCTCTCTAATGTTTTTATACCAAAATAATCTATCTGATAATCACGTTTCCAATCAATCACACTATCAATCTCTTCACTATGAGTAAGCATCATATCACGCACACTATCAGAAATTAATGATTGTCTCAATCCATTGCAATCAGTATTCAAATAAAGTTCTCTCGCAACATCAGCTATCCGATAATTGGTATTAGAATGTAATCTATCAACTATAATTCGTGATGCTAATCTATTATAATCTGGATGATAACTTGACCGACATACACAATAATCAGCAATATAATTATAAAACTCATTTGGGTCTATCTGTTCAGTTAGATTATTTTTTATTAAAGATACTAATGATGGAATATCAATATATTTTTTGTTCAAATCTGATGCATGCTTACTCAAAGTAGCAGTAATAAGCTCTTCGGTGACATCTATTAAATTATTGTTTGAAAAATCCATTCTTTGTATATTTATTATATGGATTATATAATAAATTATTAATATTTCAATTTTATTTTACGGTTGACAAAATATTTTTTCCGACTCAACTGGATAATAATATGATACCATACTATCATAACTATCATATGTATCTGATGTATGATATGCATTATCACTTATACACATCCGACTCATCATTTCACACAACATATCAATTGGATCAATTTCCGAATCAATCATTGTAGATGACAATTGCTCTATATATTTGATTACAGGTTGGCTCATATAATTTATCAATATATGTGTTATTTTTATATAAAATTGAAATTCTAAATAAATAAATAATATAATTCTATAACAGTATAAATAAAAAATGTCATCTCAAATTACCAAACCTGAACCTCTGCTCTGTGAAGATACATTTAGATTTACTATGACTCCAATTGATACCAAGTATGAAATATTATGGAAACTATATAGAAAACAACAAGAAAATTATTGGACAGCTCAAGAAATAAATTTCTCTAAAGACTATGATGATTTTAAACAACTTACTAAAGATGAACAACACTTTATCGAAATGGTTTTGGCATTTTTTGCAGCATCTGATGGTATTGTTAATTTTAATCTTAGCCAAAGATTTTTGAAAGAAATTATGATTGTTGAAGCTAGAACGGCTTATACATTTCAGATGATGATGGAAAATGTTCATTCTGAAAATTATTCAGATATGTTGACAAATATTGTCAAAGACCCACAAAAAAGACAATATTGTTTTGATGCTATTAAGACTGTGCCGGCAATCAAAGCGATGGCTGATTGGGCATTAAAGTGGATATCGAGTGATAAATCTATTGGTCATCGCATTATTGCATTTGCAATCGTAGAAGGAATTTTCTTCAGTGGAGCATTTGCTGCTATTTTCTGGTTGAAAAAAAATAGAAGCAAAGGAACATTATTTATGGAAGGATTAAATAAATCAAACAGATTTATTTCCAGAGATGAAACAATTCACACGATGTTTGCTTGTGCACTATATACATTTGTTGAGAATCGTGTGCCTGAGAATGAGGTGGTTGATATGTTTGAAGAAGCAATTCAGATAAGTAGAAAGTTTAATGAAGATGCTATTAAGATTAAATTAATCGGTATGGATACAAATCTTATGAATCAATATATTCAGGTAGTTGCGGATAGATTGTTAGTATTTATGGGATATAGTAAGATATACAACACAACTAATCCATTTGATTTTATGGATTCAATTGGATTACTTTCAAAGGATAACTTTTTTGAAACCAGACCAGATGCTTATCAAAAGAGTCATAATGAATCCAACACTGCTACATGGGATTTTCAAATATTAGAGAACTTTTAATATAATTTTTTTATTAGTTTATAGAAATCTAAACTCATACTATGTATAATTCAATCATATTATTATAAATCATATATTATAAATAATGTTATCGGATAAATATAAATTTATAAATAAAATCGGTTCAGGTTCTTTTGGAGAAGTATATTTAGCTGAAGATAAAAATAAAAAGCAATATGCTATTAAATTTGAAGAAAAATCATCTCACTCTAGATTAAAAGATGAATATCAGATATATAAAAAATTAGAAGAATTTGGTATAACTACTGGAATTCCAAAAATTTTTAATTTTTTACAAACTCCCACATATCATGTAATGGTTATGCAACTACATGGAGATTCACTTGATAATTTATTTTCTGATAACAATCAGAATTTTGATACTAATACAGTTTTAAAGTTAGGTATCAATATAACTGGATTGCTTGAGAATATTCATCGTGCTGGATTTGTTCATCGTGATATAAAACCTAATAATTTTTTGATTGGATGTGAAGGAGATAAATCAAATATTTATATAATGGATTTTGGATTATCCAAACAATATAAAAAAAATAATTCGCATATAAGTTTAAAGGTTGAAAGGTCGCCAATCGGAACTGCCAGATATGCAAGTATAAATGTTCATATGGGATTAGAACCATCCAGAAGAGATGATTTAGAATCAGTTGGATATATGTTGGTATATTTTTTAAAGAAGAAATTACCATGGCAGGGATTAAAAAAAAAGACCAATAGCAAAGCAGACCAATGGGAACTAATCCGAGATTCTAAAATGTCAACAAGTGTTAAAAAATTATGCGAGGGTTTGCCAACATGTTTTGAAAAATATATAAATTATTGTAAAGAATTGTCATTTAAATCCGAACCTGATTATGAATATTTAAAAAATTTATTTAATATTCATGCAAATCAGATAGAATTAAAATATTTGTGGGAATGATTTATTTATAATTTATTCTTATAATAAATTATAATGGTAAAAACCAAACCTAATTTAATATCATCAAAAACATTCAAACATATAGATAAACTTACAAATACGAATACTACATATAATATTGGTTCAAATAGTTTATGGTTTTTTTATAATGATTATATTAAACCAAATTTATTTCCATTATTAGTATTTGTCATTATATCTGTATTTCTAACACTCAGATACATGATTAAAAAAAATAAAAAGAAAAAAACTAAAAAAATAATAAAAAAAATAAAAAAAAATACAAACTCTAATATTGTTCAACAACCTTTAGAACTTGTATCAGAATTACCAGATATTAGTGAACCTGATACTAATAGTAGCATAACAGCTGATAGTATAGGATTGCTTGAAAAAGAATATAACAAAGATAAACAAACTGGATATATGAGTGACCAAATGTTAAAAGAAACATATGAGAAAAAAACCGCAAAACTATCATTTGATGAATTAGCAAGAGTTATAGCAGGAGGTGAATAATTTTTTTTATCAGATTATAATATGAAAATTCTGCCAGAATATCTGATTGTATCAATTATTGTAACATTTATACTTTTATACTGTCTGAATCCGGAACCAAAAATAATAATAAAAATGCCCAATCCATCTGAACCAGTATCTGCATTATATGTGGATGATAATAATATCACATATAGGTATGAAAGAAAAGAAATAAAAATATAATTTTATATCATTATAATATGATTGACAGTAAAACTGAATATATATATAATATCATACTATCAGTATTCTTAGGAATTATGATGGTTTTAGCGATTAATAGTTTGTTTATGTTTCCAAGAACCGTTGAAGTATATTTAGATTAAAAATTAACTATGTTTTGAATACTATGATGTAACCATATACGAGTATCATCAAACCATTTTATTTGAAATTCACCCCATCGGATATCTGAAGGTGATAGAGTTTCTGCAAATATTGATTTTTCTATATAATGAATTCCAACAAAATCAATTCCTATTTGTTCACATGCATCTGATACATCATTTATATTATACATATAATCATCTATTAGATATATTTTTTTTATTTTATTAAATTCTAAATGATTCTGTATCAGATATTTGATAATATCACCCTTCTTATATGTTCCATAATATATTATACCATCCGAATACAATAATTCTTTTTTATCTAAATATATTATATCAGAATTATTATCAGAATTATTATCAGAATTATTATCAGAAAATTCAATATCTAACTCCGATAATTGTTGTCTTACCAAACTATCCATACTACGTATCACACCATATCTACCGCCTATACGAGTGATACCACACACTCTAATACCCTTTTGTTGCAAATTTCTTATAGTTTGGGGTATCTGTAAATCAACTAACTTAACTCTATATTGATTGATTAGTTCTGAATATTTTAATCGTCCTAATATAGTATGTGTGTCTGAAAAACAATCAGATACATACTTATGACCACAATATCTTAAAATTTTATCACACGGAGTCATAATTACATTATTGATATCAAATATAACCATATCATCTGTGGTAGCTGTCTCCAATATACTAATAATATGATTAAAATTATTGGTTTGCATAGTTTTTTATAATTTGATTATAATCATACATATATATCTAATTATAATCAATTTTTTATAAATTTTCTTTCAGATATGCATTATAATGATGTTCTAAATATTTTATTATATGATTATATTGTGATAAAATTTTAATATGCTTACCCATATACTGTTTCAAATATTCATACATATTTGATTTATCAGATACAACAACACATAATGTGAGTGGATTTATACTCCAATAATATTTATCAAACAATCGATGCAGTATACAATTTAATAGCAATCCATTATTTGGATTAAAATCATTTGATTGAGAGAATGGTATAATATGTGCTGCCTCACACACCTCTGCATCCAATCCAGATACTATACAGCTTTTGAATCTTTCAACAACTGCTTTTCGGTATAAATCTTGCAATTGAGGATTTCTAATTTTAGCCATCACACATATATCTGATGATTGAGATAGCTGTTTGATTTTATCTTCATAATTAGTATTTTTTGTCTGCATCAACTCTTTTATTTGTTCGCTCATTTCTTCTTTTTCTAAATCCTTATTCGGTATAATATTTTTTGTCTGCATCAACTCTTTTATTTGTTCGCTCATTTCTTCTTTTTCTAAATCCTTATTCGGTATAATATTTTTTGTCTGCATCAACTCTTTTATTTGTTCGCTCATTTCTTCTTTTTCTGCATCCTTATTCGGTATAATATTTTTTGTCTGCATCAACTCTTCTATTTTTATTTTTGTTTGTTCGCTCATTTCTTTTTTTATTTTTTCTTCTTTTTCCAAATCCTTCAAAAAATTAGTTTTGATTTTATGAATTTTATTGATATATTTATGAAAATCTTCAATCTGATTATATTTTACATTATTAGCTATTTGTTTGATAAGTCTAATTCTATTTTTTTGTTTAACATCTTGAAATTCATCTATAATGCGTTCTAATTCTACTTCATCAGTTATTCCTATCATACTCAATTGAATTGCAAAATCCAAAGATATTTGTTCTTTACCTTTTGCATCTAATTTATCCAATATATTGTCAGAAAAATGACTAATTTTCTGATATTGGTTAATTTTTTGCTTACTAACACTTAATTTTTTAGCAGTCTCCTCCTTATTATTATTATTATTTGCTAACACTCTATTAAAGGCTTTGACACGCTGACTTAATTTCATATTTTGACGATGAGTATTTTCAATAACACTTAATAAAACTTGCTCATCTGAACTAATGTTATCTGAAATAATATTACATCTAACAGTTGAATATTTTAATTTTTGCATAGCTATATATCTTCTTTGTCCAGCAATAATCTCATACCTACCACCCTCATTAAGTCTAACAGTTAGTGGATTAATCAATCCATACAAACTAATATTATTTGCTAATTCTTCTAGCGATTCATCATCAGTGAATTTTCTGGCATTTTGTGATGAAATTTCTAATTCATTTATATTTATGTCTTTGATATTTGTTTCTAATGAACTCATTATCATACAATATATTGATGGCTATAAATAACTTACCATTTGATTGAATTCAACTTACCATCAGATACATCTAATATTTTGATATATCCATTTGAAGAATTATCACCACTAACAATCTTAAATGCATCCTCAATAACATTTTGTTTAAGTTGTCCATCTCTCTCATCATGTGGGTCAATTGATGGTCCCTTGTTGAATTCAATAACTTGTGCTTGCATTTGATTATCAATCGCCACATCAACACCAAATAGCTGAAACATTACATTATTTTTAAATTTTTGCATTGTATTTATATTGCCTATAAAACTCATACATACATCTCTAAGTAATCGATTTATTCTCTCAAATACAACTTGAGATATTGATAGATTTTGTCCCTTCATCACTGCTTCCTCTTTAGACAAAACTCTATCAGGTTTATCTAAATAAACTTTAAAATCATTATGTGTCAAAGGATTTTTTTCATATACTTTTCTATCAATATATCCAGTGGTTATATTTACATCTGCTTCTAATGAATTTGATTTATATTGTGCCTTTGTATAATACATAAATCCATCATTAAAAGCATACACATCTGTGGAATTTCCTTTACAAACAAATAATAAATAAAATCTTAGATTTATTTTTCTACCATCAATCAAATATGGATTTTCCAACAGTTCTTGCACTATAGTATAACCATTCTTAGCTCCATTCATAATTTCATTTTTATCTTTTGTTATCTTTAATCCTTCCTGTCTTTGAATATTTTTTTTCATAATATAAGTTTTATTTGAATTATATTCTTTATCAAATAATTTTATATCATCAGGTAAATACAGCACATAACTTTTTGGTAACATACTAATAGTTTTATTGTATCCATGGTGTTTTAGCACATTTAACCACAACCATTCTTTGGCTGAGATAGTGTCAGAATTATCAATTATAAAATATCTGGCTCCTTCTCTAACAGGCATTTTATTCAACTCATTATTTATCTCATCATATCCACAAGGAAAATATATCTGCCACTTATCTCCAGATTTAATGATGTTATTTCTTTTTAAAACATTATCCATTGTTTTTCCTAGTGAATAATCACACTTATTTTGATTCCAATATATTTTTTGTTTGAGTGGAGATACAGATACCATGTGTTCAGAACTTATATTATAAGAGATATAATATACTGTTAGTAGCATAAGAACTATAAATATTAAAATTATAATTTTAACAAATATTTTCATTATTATATTTATTTGTTATAATTTTATTTTTTGATGGTTGGATAAAACTATTTATAATTATTCATATATATAAAACATTTTATTCATAATAAAAAATATATTCTTTGAATAATATATAAGAATATGGAACAATCACTCTTAGATTATATTATTTTGGGTTTAATCATCGCAGTTATAATATATTTGCTTATTCAAATGATATCAAATAGTAGATCTGAGCATATGAGTAAATCATTGTCAGAAAATCCTACATCATATGTTGAAGAAGAACCATCTGAACCTAAAATTAGAATAAACCCTAGTCCAACTGGATTAACTTGCAAAGTTGATAAAATGCAATCAGATGTTGATAAGTATATTGGAGACATAGTGTATGGTGATAGATTTAGATGCATAGATAAATCAGACCCATTTAGTAGAAGTGATGTTGATGCTTATCAGAATGGTGTGTTTGGATTTGCTGATGATATTAACCGTTCTAGCAGCCAAGCAAATGTTGACCCTGTTGATATGATGAATCAATATTTGGTTTCACCAACTGGAGAAAATGCAAATAAGAGTATTGCGGATGTGTATGATATGATGACTGCTAACAATCAAGTTGATGGTGTTTCGCCTAACAATTTTGAAAATATGAATAAAATGTCAGATACGAATAATTTTTTTGAACAAAATGTTCCATCAGAAAATGATGGATTTTTTAATCTTCGACAGGTATCTGCAGAAAATTTTGCTGAAAGTTTGGAACAAAGTTCTGGAGACCGTTATCTGAATATCGACCATACATTTAATAATGGTTTGCTTCTCAATAAGACTGATATGGGAAACTATTATTCGGAATGTAATTGGGATACTAATAATTGCACCAATCCGTCAAATGATGTATCTGTTGGTGGTATATTTTATGATAATGTGAGTGGAAACTCAACACTACCAATGCATTCTAATATGGCTTTAATGTATAAAAATTGATTCTCATACTACATAAAGTATAAATAATACTAATATATTATATAAAGCTGATGTATAATATCTCACAATCTGCAAAAACTAATTTTAATCCTAAAGTTGATCAATTCAAAGAACAATTGATTAACTATATTTATAATACTATTGAACTTTCTAAATTTAAATTTGAATTATTACAATTTGAATCTGAACTCAAACAGTTGACTGAAAAAAAATATTTTCTATCGGCTAATTTTTCTGGTTCAAATTGTCTGCTTGTGTTTATGAAAATAAAAGACAAATATAATGCTTTTATGGTTGATAGAAAAAAATTAAGTTATAATTTTAGTAAGATTGATTTTAATAAAATAGATATAATCAATGTGTCAGTAAAGCTTGATACATCTATCTATAAAGGATCTATTTTTGATGGAACATACATTCAAACCAAAACAGAAAAAGTATTTGTTATAACTGATTGTTATTATTTTAAAGGAGAAGATATGACAAATACTGGATTAGATAAAAAAATGTTATCAATTCGCACCTATTTGGAGTCAAATTATAATTCAGATGATTTGTCTAATAATCTTCTGATAAGTCTTAACAAATTATATAATATTGACCAAATAGAAAATGTATCAAAAAATATTATTCCAAAAATTAAAAATTATTCAGTCAGAGGAATATGTTTGTATCCAGATGTATCTGGAACAAAACTTATATATATGTTTGGAAATGAAAACAGAGAAAATCCCGAACAAACAAATAATTATGTATCAAAAGGTGTACAGAAACCATATATGACGAATCAAAATTATGATAATAGAAAAAAACAAGTTTATGAGAATAATCAAACCAGATATACAAAACCAACATATCAGATAAAGACCGTTCAACCTTCATATAAAATACAACAAACACATCAAACACATCAATTACCTCAAGAATCTCAACCAAATCAATTAACCCATACATCAGATATCTCAAAAAAATATGCTCCCAAAAAAGATATCAATCCATCATCTTATATATTTGAAATGATGGTATCTGCAGATAATTCAAAGCCTGATATTTATGTTTTAAATTGTGTGGAACCAATTGTAAAAGATAATCGAACACATTTAAAACGAATTCGAATTGGTTTGGCTTATATTCCAAATCTATCAACAAGTAAATGGTGTCGAGAAATAACAGAAAACGCAATCAGCGAATCCAAAAAATACATATTGGTAAATTGTAAGTATCATTCGGATAAAAATAAATGGGAACCATTTCAAATTAGTAATGAGAAAAGACCCAGTTTTATTAGTGATTTTGAGAGTTAATTTAGTAAAAGAATACAACTATTACTGAGATATTATCAGTCGAACCTTTTGCAATTGCAAGTTCTGCCAGTTTTTTAGCAATATTTATATTTTGATTTATTCTAGTTCTACCCGTCATATCATAACATGATTCAAGAACTATATTTACAACATCCTGATTTGAATATACATCCCATAATCCATCACAAGCTAATACCATAAAATTATCATTTGATGTTAATTTATATCTATATAAATCAGGCATATTTGTCACATACGGATAAGCAGATGTATCACCAAAAGCACGTGATACAGATAAATTACAAATCCTATAATCATAGCCATCAAATACTATTTCTCCGCCTAATTTTTTTATTCTATATGATTCTTCTGGCCAATTTGGTTTATGGTCTTTGGTTAATGGAATACCTAATCCATTTCGACACAAAACACATCGTGAATCACCAGTATTCAAAATATTCAAAAAATCTTTATCTGCTTCTTTGTATTGTATGACTACCAGACAAGTAGAGCCTGCGGTTGTAGATATATCACGATATTTTGATTGTAATAGTTCTCTCCAGTAATTATATATATCTTTAACAAAATTCTTTTTAAGAGGATATGATACTTTTTTGTTTATAAAACATTGGGGCAGATTATCAGCCAGAAATTTACTAATTGATTTGCCTCCATGTCCATCATAAACTCCAAAAAAATTAATTGGTAATATATCTGGATTTTTTCCATCCAAATTTATTATTTCTGAATGTTTATCTTCATTTTGAGGTCTTTTACCTTTTAAGCTTACTGAGTGGACACTAATAGTCATTATATTAATTATAATTATAAAATAAAAAAATATTATTGAATTCGTTATATCTATATATTTATTCAGTTTCTGACTCTATACCACTTATAATAATACCATACCCAATTAATTCAATCACCGAATCATCTATATGATTATTTTTTTTAGAATTAACAATTATCTTGTCCCCAATTTCAACACATATTGGTTTTTCTAATTCTAACAAAAGTTCAAATTTAGTATCTAAAGACTGATTGATATTTTTGATGATTGATTGAATATTATTAGCATTAATATTAATATTTACTTCTTGTCCTACAATAATATCTACATTATTAAATTTTTCAAATATCACAGTAATTTTTTCAAAAATTTTAAATTTATCTATATGACTCACAATAGTTTGTCCAACCAATCTGTCATCACCAGTTAGTGCGGGGTCAATATCCAGCTGAATACCAATCGAACCTCCTGGAATAGCTGTATCTAATGGTTGCTTTTCTGAATAGATTGATAAAACTTTTGCACTCAATGGAAGATATTTCCAAATTTTATTACTATCTGGTGTATTGATTTTAACAACAAATCCGGGCAAAATATAAATATTATCAGATACATTTAATTTACCTCTAACTAGAGTTCCGCCCACTACACCACCTCTTAAACTCTGAATATCAGTCTTAGCATTATTTACATTAAAACTTCTCACCACATACATTCTAATACAATTACCCAAATCTTTTGGCGGAATCTTATAATTAGCAAGATATTCACACAACACATCAATATTGCAATCAAGTGTTGCTGACATTGGAATAATAGGAATATTGTCTCCCACATATTTAGACATCATTCCAATTAAATATTTGGCTTTTTTTTTATCTTTTTGCAACAAATCCATTTTATTCACACAAGCAGTTATGATTGGTATACCCAATGCTTTCATAACATTTGTATGACAAATAGTTTGAGGAGCAGGAAATATATGATTTGCCGCACTCTCAACAAGTATTGCTCCATCCATCACACACGTCCCATTAAACATTGTTTGCATAAAACTATTATGTCCCGGAACATCTGTAAAACTAATATGATTCATCAACATACATTCTGAATCACAATGCTTACAAAAGTATTCTTTGGGAATTGAATCAGTTGCTTGATAAGCTTGAGGTGCATCACATGTTTGACATTTCCAAATTTTAGCATTCGCATAACCAAGTTTAATCGTAATATTACGAACTTGTTCAGCTGCATGCTTTTGTGTAGCTTGTCCAGAAATTGCTTTAATAATAGAACTTTTACCATTGGATACATGTCCAGCAGTTCCAATATTGCAGATAGGTTGATTTTGAATTACTTGTTTGTATTCCATTTAGATTTATATAATACTTTTATAACAATTATTATATAATTATTCAAACATTCAATTTTTACCAATCAAAAAATTTCATCTCAATACCATACTTATCATCTGGTGTTTCAAATATTTCCAACATTTCTTTTTGAAATAATTCAAATAATTCTTTTTCAGATTCTAATTTTGATTCTGCAATTTTGTATAATCTATATGCAATATTATTAGCAATATAATTTTCTATTATATCTTTATAATCTTCTTTAGATTCATTTATCAAGAATTTAATCAATTTATCCTGACAATAATAAAACACTATACCTTTAGTGTGAACAATTGCATTTATCACACATTCCTTATAATGCACCGATGCATACAATATATCAATAATATCAGTATTGCTTGGAATATATCCAATCTGAGCTAATTTTGCATCATTAAATGCTGATAAAAAAATTGGATGAGTGTGAGTTGAAATACGATACATACTTATCGGATATGATATAGCTGATTTAATATATGGTTCTGATTCTTTTCCATATACAAATTCACCTATAGTGTTTTTTATAATATTACAGTTAAATGCCGACTCATATGATTTGCCTAACAACTCATCTATATATTTTTTATTTTTTCTTAATATCTTTGTAGCAAATAACATCAATACAAACATTCTATCTCCACCATTCATATTTTTAGTATGATATTTCAAGTATTTATTGATATAATTCATATATTATATTATTATTTTATTTGTAAAATGTATATAATATGAATGAGATTGATAAAAATCAATACGATGAAAAAGCATATTTTAAATCCAAAAAATCACCATATACTCAAATAAACAATCTGAAAAAAAAATTATTAGATAAATTGATTTGGTTTCAATTTGGAGGAGGTGTAAAGTGGAAAACATTCTCACATAATGGTGTTTGGTTTCCACCAGAATATGTGCCTCACTCCCAACCTCTTAAATATAAAAATCAGATGATTGATTTAAAACCTGATGCTGAGGAGGTGGCGATGTTGTATGCGAGATATATCGAGACTGATTATGTGACAAATAAAACATTTAATAAAAATTTTTGGAATGATTGGAAAAAAATATTAGGCTCTGAATCACCTATCAAAGATTTGGATGGATGTGATTTTACTACATATAATAAAATTCTATCAGATGCAAAAGAAAAGAAAAAAGAATTAAAATCTGACAATAATAAAGCTATTATTGATAAGTATCAGATAGCTATTGTTGATGGAAAAGAGCAACCGGTTGGAAATTTTAGAATCGAACCACCTGGAATATTTATTGGAAGAGGTGATAATCCTAATTTGGGAAAACTTAAACGAAGAATCTATCCAGAAGATATTACAATAAATGTTGATAAAGAGACTACGGTTGAAGTACCTGAAGGATTGAAAAGTTTAGGTCACAAGTGGGGAAAAGTTATACATGATAAAAATGTTGAGTGGTTGGCAAGTTGGAAAGATTATATAACTGGAAAAACAAAATATGTATGGCTTGGTTCTAGTTCAGATTTTAAAGCATCATCTGATGAACAAAAATTTGAATTAGCTAGAAAACTAAAAAGAAAATATAAAATGATTGTTGAACAAAATAATAAAAATCTTGAAAGTTCTGATAAAAAAGTCAAAGAATCAGCTATCGCGTTGTGGTTTATTGCTAATTTGGCAATAAGAGTTGGTAATGAGAAAAGTGAAGATAAGGGTGCAGATACAGTAGGAGCTACATCTTTACGAGTAGAACATGTTACTTTATCTGATGATAATCAAATAACCTTATCATTTTTAGGAAAAGATAGTGTGCCTTATAATAATACTGTTAGACTTCCAGATTTAGTATATGATGGTGTTAAGATGTTGATTGAAGGAAAACCAATATGTGATCCATTATTTGATATAATAACAGCTAATGATATTAATAAATATTTGCAAACATTTATGAAAAATTTATCAGCCAAAGTATTTCGCACATATAATAGTTCTATATTGTTCCAAAAAGAACTAAAAAAAATATATAGTAAATTTGAAGGAGTAGATGTGGATAAAGATTTAATTCTAGATGCTTTGATGGCAGCAAATATTAAAGTTGCATCATTATGTAATCATCAAAAAGCTATAGGAAAAAGTAAATCTAAAGACAATATATCAAAAATAGATAAGATGATTCGCAAAGTTAGAACAAGTTTGAGAAAAGCAAATAAAAAAAATCCTGAAAAGATAGAAAAATTAAAAAATAAATTAAAATTATTAAAATCTAAAAAAGAGATTAAGCAACAAACAAAAAATCTTAGCACTGAGACATCAAAAGCAAATTATATTGATCCTCGATTAATAATTGCTTTTACCAAACATTTTAATATACCGATAGATAAAGTATTTTCAAAAACATTGCAACAAAAATTTAAATGGGCGATGAATGTGAAGGCAGATTTTAAATTTTAATTTCAAATTCTAATATAACCATATTTTTTTACACAATCAAATAATTTATTTATTATTATGGTTACGGTTACCACATATGTATTGATTGAACGATTTAATTCAAAAGATTTTATATCCAAACAATCATAATATATTTTTTTTGGTAATAATCTGATAATATATTTGTATCCGATTAACTGAAACAAAAATTTCAAACGAACTTCTAATTCATTTATAATTTCTGGATATACTTTGTAAGGTGTATTTTTTGCCAAACCCAATAAGTCATTACAATATATACCATCATATCCAGTTATAGAGCAAATTCTTGGATATATTGTATGTTTGATAAAATCTCTAACTGTATGATATTTGATACGACTCAGAATCTTATTATATAATCTGTATAACATTTTTACACATAATGTTTTCTCATCTAATTCAGTCAAACATAAATTACAAAATATATTTATATGTAAATATTCTGGGTCTGAAAGAATTGTTGATATGTTATCAATATATTCCATTTATAATAAATTTGTAAAAATATTTTTATTGTAATTTGGCAAAACATATTTTATACAAATTAAATTAAAAATAACATAATAAATATTATATTTTTCAAAATTCATTATACATGTATATCAAACAAAAAATGGTTTAATTGAAGACTGAATACAGTTAAAAATAATAAAGTGAGTAAAAATAAAAACATAGAAAATTTAAAATTTATAAAAATTGAAATTATAATAATATAATTTTATGAATAATAATTTTATATATACAATTACAATGTTAACAAATCCAGATAAAAAAAATTCTATAGATAATAATATTGGTTTAATAAAAAAAGGAACTGGATGTTCAAAAAGTGGGAATAAATATGAAAAGCAAATATACGATGTCATATCAAATACATTATTTAATGAGAAAAAATTTAATACACAACAGTTAAAACAACTGGGTGGTTCGAGTGCAACTATTGATATTACATGTAATTATAAAAAAGAAAATGACATTGGTATAGAAATTAAAAAATCAAATACACCAGATTGGTGTCAATGTTCATTGGTGTTTGACAATCAAAATGGATATTGGGTTGCATCAGACAAGGGGAAAATTCCAAAAGAAGCACAAAATATATTTAACAGAATATTGAATAAATACAAATTATTTGATGGAGATATACCACCATTTATGATTAAACAGATAAAACATTCTGAATGGTTATCAATAAAAAAACAAACTGACAAGTGGAATGATATATATTTTGATGTTCCAAATGATACTATAAACAAATTATATCGTTCAAAAGGTTGTCACTATATACAAATTTCTGATTATGGATTATATCATTTGGGTGAGGATATATGTAATTTTGACGTTCCTGAATTTAACATAGAGCAACAAATACGAATTCGAACAAAAATTCATCAAAAATCTACAAAAAAAGGATTTTGTACATTATCTGTGATGGCAGCATGTAAACCAAAAAAAATAAAAGAACTACAAAAGAGCAATTATTCATTAGATACAATAGATAAATTACCAACAAACCTAAAATATATTAGTTACAAATAATTACTATTTCTGATGATTTTTTTGTTTTATTCATCCCATATTTCCATGCTATATCAATAATTATGTATTTAGAATATAAATCACGTATATATTTACAATCATTATATGTCATTATCCAGTTTTTTTTTGTTGTCAATAAAGTATGTAATTGTTGATGGTCAAATGTTTCGTGTAAATCTCCACATTTACCATATAATTTGGACTTTTTTTCTAAATAGTATGGAGGATCTAAAAACATTATAGTATTATCATCGCCAATTATTTTACAATTATCTATATATTGCACAAAATCATAATTAGATATATCTAAATTATCAAGATTTAAATTTTCTATTCTTTTTATTGATGATTTTGTAAAACGTTTTTCACTTGATTCCTGTGAAAATCCACCAGACAATGTTGCACCACTAAATGAACATCGATTTATTACAAAATAATACATTGCTTGTTTGATTATATTTGTTTCTATCATAATACAGTTACGATATTCATCAAACATATGCTTTGTTACACAATCAATTTCATTTAATTTATCACATAATTTTTTTTTATTTTCTTTACAACATTTCCAAAATGTCGTAAGAGGAGTAAACTTATCATTTGCTAATATTGATATATTATATTTATTTTGTAAATAGAATTCAAATGAACCACCACCAAAAAATGGTGATATTATAGTATTTATAGTTTTAACATTAAAATACTCCATTAGCACATTATCCAAATATTTACATGCTCTGGTTTTTCCACCAGGATAACGTAAAGGAGATATATTTTTCATTTTATTGTTATCTTTTATTATACTATAATATTTAATTTTATTATTTTCAATTTTTGTCATTTTATATGATTATTACAAAAAATATTTTATATATTTTCTGAAATAGAAATTAAATTGTCATTATAAAAATGTTAAATATAATATATTAGAATTATTTACAGAATGTATAATAAAATGTTTTATAATAGGTATATTGGTATTCATAAATATTATTGTAAAAATAAATATATATACTAAATTTATATTATGCGAATTATATTTGGTAAAAAACATTTTATGCTTGCAGATAGAATGATTTTATTTACTCCGATTATTATAAAAAAATACAATATACAAAAAAATCATAATATGTTTATTCTATCACACAATCTTCCAATCTAATAATCTTAAACAATATACTAATATTATTAAGATTATTAATTCTTATACTACCACTTTGATTAACTGCTCTATAAATTTCATCATATGTGTTTGCTTTAATATCAATATACTGTCTGATTGTATTAGTTTTTGTTGGACAAATTGGTTCTAAAAGTTCTGATAGATACCAAATAATGAGTGCAGTGTTGGCAAATAATTTTTTATTTGTTTCAAAATCTTTCATTTTTTCCCACAATTTATTGTTTTGAAAATATTCATTGCCTATCTCTGCAACCCTATTGATAACTTTTATCACATCATGAAATACAAATGTCTCAAAAGCATTGATATATTTTGTATGCAGTTGATTTAACTCATCAATCTGCTCCAGCTGATAATCTAACACCATACTATCGGATAATTTGCTGATAAGTGATAAAAATCTATTAACCAGATTACCAATTTTTTGTGCAAGTTCTCCCTTCACCACTGCTACAAACTCTTTCATATTAAATGCTGAATCATGTGATTCAGGACGAATTTTTATCAAATAGTATCTAAAATAATCTGCATCAATACCCAACTTTTCAGATAGTTTTTGAACAGTATCTCCAAATATTCCTACATTATTCCCTTTTGAAAATTTCTTTCCCTCATATGTTAAATAATCAGTTGCAGATATATCGGTAACCCCACATCCAACATTTTGATTAGAACCTACCAGCGATGATGGAAATATAATTGAGTGAAATACCACATTATCTTTTGCCATAAATTGAACCCATCTACGAGAATCATCACAATATGTTTGAACCCAAGTTTTCCAATCAAACAAACTTTCATACAAAGCTTTTTTCTCACTATATCTGGCTAACAAACAATCAGAATTTTCAAAACTAATACTTTTTAATTCGTTAAGTTCATCTTGCATCCGAATACTCATCTGACTATTTGCAAAATGATTATCTAAATATTCTTTGATGATTGATAGATAACCAATTGGTGCATCAAACCAAACATAAAATACTTTATTTTGATATTCATCCAGTTCCACATAACCTGTATTTTTAGGAAAAGGTGTTCCCCAAACCAAATCTCTGGTTATACATCTGCTCTCCAATCCTTCACTCAACCATTGTTTGGTAATATTTTCTGCTACTGCGGATAAATATCTTACAGTTTTATTAGATTTTGAATCAGGTAAAAAATATTTTTTCAATATGTGTGTAAAATTATCAAGTTTCAAATAAAGATGTTTAGATGACTTTTCTATCGGATTTTGTTTGCATACCGAACACCATTTTTTTGTCATTTTTGTTATATCAATCAAATTACAACAACTATCACATTGGTCACCCTTAACTACTCCTTTGCATCCAGCAATATAACACATTCCATGCACATATCTATCAGATACAAATCTTTCACAACCATCACAATATAATTGCACAACTATTTTTGATTCAATATGATTATTTTTCCACAAATCCATAAAAATTTCTTGCGTAAGTTTGGTTTGTGATTGTGTGGTTGTTTTACCAAAATAATCAAATGAAATATCAAACCATTTATAAATTGATTGGTGAATATCATGATATTTATCACACAAGTCTTTGCAAGACATTTTTTCTTCTATTGCTTTTACTTCAGTACAGGTTCCATATTGATCGGAACCACATATATATAATACTCTATTTCCAATTTTTCGTTGATATCTCGCATACACATCCGCACTAAGAGTTGAGCCAACAATATTACCCAAATGTGGAATATTATTAACATATGGTAGAGCACTAGTTATAAGAATTTGTTTGTTCATCTATTTGTAATATTAGTATCTGATATTCTTATATAAAAATATAATTTTTCAAATTTTATAAAAAAATTGAAAAAACAATTATACTAATAGAACTATTTGTATAATTTATACATACACTTAAAATTCTTTTCCAAAAAACTCTTTCAAAAACTCTCAAACTATGGCAGCTGTACAAGCACAAGATGGTGAATGGGAGGTGGTTTGCAAAAAAGGCAAAAAAGGCAAAGAGCCTACGGTGAGTATTACTCGCAGTTGGACTAGCTCTCCTCCTCACAATCCAGATTTTCAAAAAGTTTCATCTGGTCTGGACAATGAAATTTGGCAAGCAATCCAAGAACAGCTCTCACCACACTCAAAAGTCGGCTGTCGGTTCCGTGTATTCCCGCTCACTGATAAATACCAAATTGAGGTGTTGGAAACCAAACGAGGCACAACTCTTTTGAGTCAAAGCCATCTCCACACTGATACTCGCGATGGTCGGCTAATCATTGGTGCTACCAGATATGTGAGGGTTAATTGGTAGCGGTAAAGAGCTGTTTGTCTCGGAGAAATCCAATCGCTGACCACAAACTGTTTGGATCCGATTTAGGCAAATCATCTTTTACAATTTTTTCTATACGTGCAAACATATTTAGCAGAAATTGTTTGGCTACATCACTAAACTTATCATACTCAATTTTGATACGCTTAAAATTTATTCCTTTACAAAATTCATCAACTGCTTTAAAACCATTTTTATAAATAGATTCGAGTTCTTTGCCAAAGACTATAGAAAAATCAGTTATTAATTTAATAATATATTTTGTATCTAGCAACCAGTTAGGAGTATTTTTTGATAGATTATGTTGTTTGATAAATTTTTCTATCTTTATTGATTTGGGTATATTTTTTTCTAATAGTCTGTATAACATTCTATTTGGTTCGCACAAATGAGTGATAAGAAATTGCTGTATATTCAAATCTTTTGATGAAAATTTTTCTACAAATTCTACTAATTTTTCAGAAATACCTGATGTATCGAAATTATCTTTATTTTTAACAAATAATCCATTCCGAGACTCATAAATAACAATATTTATATGACTCATTATATGTAGAATCATATCTGTATCAATCTGTTCAGCTTTTATTTTATATCTATAAAACATTTTTGCAAGCATAAATATATATTTCAAATTATAAGGATGAACTTTTACTTTCATTGTTGAGAGTGGTAGTTCGAGTCCGAGATACCCATCAGCTTCCAATATAGCTATTTCAAACAATGCTTGTTCCTCTAACTGTATTGGTTTATTTGTTTGATATAAAATAAATGTTTTAGCTCTTGATACTAATCTGTCATCTTTTGCTAACTTTTCTAAATCTTTTTTATAATGAATATCTAGAACTTTATCTTGAGTGTAAGCACAAAAATCCCAATCTCTAATTAAATCTAATTGTAAAAATTTTTCAAATAATGTTTTAAAATGTTTTTTATTATTTGTAATCATTTTTAATATTTTTAGACCCAATACTGTTCCCCCCTTAATATATACCAACATATTCTGGTCAAACATTTTACTTATAAATGACCTATATTGGATAGTTTCATTTCGGATACCAGCTTCTGCTAAATTCCTACTTATATATTTTGCATCACAGTCATTAATACAACTTTGCTTGGATTTATATTTGCCTTCTTTTGATTCAAAACATATATTATTAAAAGAATTATTTGGTTCACAAGCAAATTTTATTTTATTTGATGATTTACTCATTATATATTACTTGTTTAAAAAATAAATTATTTTCAATATAATACAATTTATATAAAAAATTGAATTTTTGCAATAATTATAATAACTAACTATAAATTGCATAATACTTTTTAACATATAAACTTTTCAAGCTATTTGTATAACTATGAATTCTTCTCAAGATGCTTCTATGTGTTTTTTACCATGTGTAAGTTCTTCACAACCTTTTGCATGTTCTCTGCCACCTCTTGTAAGATCATCTCCAACAAGTCCTCCAAAATCTGGTAATCGACCTGCAGTTATTTTAGATTTTGATGACACGCTTTTTTTCTCTAGTAGTATGAGTGAAAAGTATGAAAGAATTACTTATGATGAGTTGGCTTCAGCTAAAGTTTATTTTAAAGATATTCTTCCCAGATATTCGGAGGCATTGATTAAGCTACTCACCAAAATCGAAGCGTTGGGGGACATATGTATTGTCACTAATGCTACAGATGAATGGGTGCATAGATGTGTGTCGGTTCTTTTTCCGGAAACAGTTTATTTGTTCAAAAAAATTCCAATCTTTTCTGCAAGAAACTTTTTCGAAATGTTTTGCGGACAGGAGATTTTCAGAAAGCTTTATCCTAATCCGGCAATCATTCCAACCACCGCTCATTGGAAAGAAGTTGTATTTTACCATCTCCGTTCAATCGCTACTCCAGCTCTACAGACTGTTGTTTCAATCGGCGACTCTACAGATGAGTGGAATGCGAGTGGTCGTGTTTTTGATAATGGGCGAATACGAATCAAATTTATAAATAATCCTTCGCCTGAAGATTTGATTGAGCAGTTTGGTCGACTTGAAAGAGAAATTGAACATCTGCTAACTCTTCCCGGAAATACCGATGTTATCTTTCGCGAAGTTGTTGTACCCCCTCCAAAGGCATCTCGCTCTCGTACTCCTTCTCCTTCTCGTGATGAACCCGAACCACCTGCTGCTCCACGGAAGGTTCGTCCCAATGGTCTATATATGCATCGCGTTCCTCAACATTCTTCTGAAGCAGTATCTTTGGATGTTCTACCAAACCCATCACATCCTCGAAAGCGTTCTCTGACTCCGGAACCAAGAACTCCTTCTCACACACCTCCCGATGCTCCGAAGAAACCAAAACCTTCTGGTGAGAGTCTATCTGACTAACAAACTTGATGGGAACTTTTAATATATTCTGCCAAAAGAGTTCATCTTTTGTCCATGCTTCAAATCTCATATGTTTATCATACATATAATTTATTATGATAAAATTACATCCGAATACTTCTAAAACTTTTTTTAATCTCTCTGATTGTTCATCATGCACAGATACTCTAATGAATATTTTTTTTATCTTTGGATTAGCTAATACCTCGTAGAATCTATAGATTCGTCTCCGATATTTTGTTTCAAAATCATCCATTTTATCATGTGGAAATACAAAGCCATATTTGGAATTAGTAATTCTGTATATATTTGGCATACAATCAGAATTCCAATCTTCATTGATAGAAATAAATTTATTACTATTTGTCTCAACACAATCTAAATTTTCAAAAAAATATTGAAACTTATTCTCAATAACTTCTATGATACTTTGATAATTATTAGAACGCATCCAATCAAATGGAAAAGCCATATGCCTCAATCCAAGTTTTTGAAGCTGATATGCAACCGAACAATCCGAACCCAATGAGATATAAATTATGTCGGAACACGATTTCATTTTTATCAAAAGATGCAGATAGTATTAAAGATATTATTAATCAGAGCATATCAGATATTATTCAATTTTTACAAATATATAAATTTACACCCCATACATATATACAAATTCAAGCCAATCCATATAATTGTGTGTTGATTGTTAAAAATTCAAATATCATAGATTTTTCAGAGTTCGATAAAAAATTCAATATAGTATGTTTGATAGTTAATCATACTATTATTCGAAATAATTTATATCAAACAACTATTAAGAATCAAATAATTTTTAGACAATACAAAACATTTCATCAAACTGATGATATGATTCAAAATAATATGTATGATAATATTATTAGATACTGTGATGGATATGATGAATTAGTATGTTTGGGTGGAGAAATGTATGTGTTTGCTTCTATTCTACAATACAATAAACTTAGTTGTTATTCAGATTTTCAAAGTATTGTATCTGATACTGCGATAAATATAAAATCATCTGATAATATTTGGCTGATTGATTATCAAACCATACAGTTAAGCATAATATCAGATAATTGTTGTTTGATTGCTAATACTGGAAAAGGAGGGATGAGAGAAAATTTATGTAATCAAATTATTAACAATAATATTAGCAGATTAGTCATCATATCATGTAATCAGAAAAGTTTTAATAGAGATGAACAAATAATAGGTTTGGCTTACAAGCTAATACAAAAAATAAATTTTGGTTATGTTGATATGTATGTGTTTGACCACACATAATTTTATAATACTGTTTGCTATATTTATACTTAATTACCTATTTTTATATTTTACAAAAGGTATAAAGACCCATCTATCTGATACTACTAATGCAATCAAATAATCCGGATTTTATTGGTATCGATTTAGGAACAACTTATTCGTGTGTTGGAACTTATCGAAATGGTAAAGTTGAAATAATACCAAATAGTTCAGGTATGAGAACCACACCCTCATATGTAGCATTTGATACAACAGATAATATTACAGAAAGATTGATTGGCGAGGCAGCTAAAGACCAATTAGCTCGAAATCCATCTAATACTTTATTTGATGTAAAGCGATTGATTGGTAGAAAATTTATGGATCCGACAATTCAGAAAGATTTGGATCATTATCCATATGAGATTGTAGAGTCAGAAAGTGGAGGAGCTGAGATTAGAATTACACAAGATGAGCAACAAATAACTTATTCACCAGAAGAAATTTCTGCAATGATTTTATCAAAATTAAAATTAGATGCAGAACAATATTTAGGTCATACAGTCAAATATGCGGTTATTACAGTTCCAGCTTATTTTACAGATGCTCAGAGACAAGCAACTAAAGATGCAGGAAGAATTGCAGGATTAGAGGTGATTCGTATTATTAATGAACCGACTGCTGCTGCTATTGCATATAATATTGATAGAAATACAAGTGCAACAAAAGAGAGAAATGTATTGGTATTTGATTATGGAGGTGGAACATTAGATGTAAGTGTCCTACAAGCTGATAAGAATATTATTGATGTTAAAGCAACATGTGGAGATACACATTTGGGAGGAGAAGATTTGGATAATCTATTGTCTGATTGGTGTTTGTTAGAATTTGCTAAAAAGAATTTTAAACCCAAAATTGTTCTTGACTCTGAGACTAATCAAAAAATGCTTCACTTATTTGAATGTGTGAGTGTTGGTGATTTGTATCGAACAGATACCAAAGAGTTGAGTGATAAAGTAAATGGATTAGATGGTTTGACAAATATCAAATTATTTGTTGGTGAAGTTATCAGAATGCGAGAAATTGTTAGCAATATATCGGCAAATAGTTTATTGTTTGCAAAATTAAAAAAATCAGCAGAAAATGCTAAAAAAATGTTATCAGTCAATCAAACAGCTAATATTATGGTTGATTCATTTTATACTTATAATAATAAAACCTATGATTTGAAAGTATCTATATCTAGAGATATATTTGAACGAATATGTGCTGATAATTTTGATAAGTTGATGCATCCTATTGATAGTGCATTGAAGGATGCAAAGATTAAATCTGATATGATTGATGATGTGGTGCTAATTGGTGGCTCAACAAGAATTCCTAAAGTTAGAACAATGTTAGCTGATAAATTTAGTAAACAAGTTATACGCTCCGATATAAATCCAGATGAAGCGGTAGCGTATGGAGCTACCATTCAAGCCGCCATTCTTAGAGGAGTTGATGATTCGCAATTAAAATCAATGGTATTGATTGATGTGATTCCACTTACATTGGGAATTGAGACAGCAGGTGGATGCATGCAACCATTGATTAAACGAAATCAAACAATTCCTTGTGAGTGTCGTAAAATATTCAGCACTTGTTCGGATAATCAACCAGGAGTAACTGTAAAAGTTTATGAGGGTGAGAGAGCATTAACAAAAGATAATAATCTGTTGGGAACATTTGATTTAGAGGGTATTCCACCAGCTGCTCGAGGAGTTCCAAAAATAGAGATTGAGTTTCGGGTTGATACAGATGGAATTATTAGTGTATGTGCGAAGGATGCGGTGAGTGGAGTGGTAGGTAATATGGTGTTAAAAAATAATAAAGGTAGATTATCCGAAGATGAAATTAATCGGTTAATCAAAGAGTCTGAAAAGTATGCGGAATCAGATAAAGCACAACGGGAAGCGATTGAGAGTCGGATGAGTTTGGATTCGTTGATTAATAGTTATTATAAAATAAGTTCAGAACCTGAATTTGTTAAGAAGGTATCAGAAGATGTGAGGCAAACAATTAGTCTAAAAATATCAGATGCTATGAATTGGTTGGAAAATGTAGAATCTGCAGATAAAAAAACTTATTTGGATTATCTGAATCAGATGATTGAACAGGTGGGTTGTTTGATTCAACAATATACAAATAATTAATTTGTTGTATTATAATATGCCTCAACCAAGCAATAAATTATCAGTAGATAATTTGATAACATATCCATTGATTGATTTGATTGCTAACAAAAATATGATTCCAAATGTAATTACTATTATAAATATTATACCAAGTTGTATATCTTTGTATTATTTGTATAATAAAAATTTTATATTATTTTATATTTTTTTGATAATTCATATAATATTAGATTGTTTGGATGGACATGTAGCAAGAAAATACAATAAGCAAACATATATTGGAGGAATATTAGATGCTGTGACTGATTTTCTATATTATTCTGCTATGATTATTATTTTGACACATACAAATAAATTATTTATGACAATATGTCTAATCTTACTAATATTGTTGGATATATGTAGACCACAATATATATTTAATCTAATACAAGATAATACATTAGTATCTGTACCTCTAATAGCTGGATTACTTATGATTACAAATATTAAATGATATTCTTTTTAGCAAAATAATCTATAATGTCTAATAATTCTTTAGTATCACCAACCTCTGATGTTCCTCTGCGTACATATGAGGGTCTATTGATATCAATAATCAATACAATTCTATCCGATTGACTTGTATTTTCAGCCATATGAGTTTTTGAATCATCAAATACAATCCACCTATCATTCTGATGATACTGTTTTTCTTCTCTTTTATCATCAGATACTTTTATATAACATTTATTTTCCGGAACATCAATTCCATAATGAGTTCTCAGCACATTATTTGAATGACTACCCCAACCTCTATGAGGAGTTAGTTTCATACCTGCTGATAATTTGCTAAGTGTGGCAAGTTTAATATTAGGAACTGATTTGATAAATTTTGTTAGAGTTGGTAATTGATTGCAATTATCAGTCACCCAAATATTAAATGCATATAATGGATATATTTTCCATGTTCCATCTGCATCATATAAATTTTTTTCAGGCCAATTTTCCCACTTATCAATATTATTTATTTCATCTATAATCAGATTACGTATTTTATGTATGTTTTGTAATTCTGGATACACATCCTCTACATTATAAAACATATTATCTTGTTTTGAATACATTTTGTAACAACATACAATGATGCAAATTATAATAAATATAATTATTAGATTCATATAATATAATGATGAAATATATTTTAATTGTTTGTTAACAAATTATTTTTTAATTTATATTTTAGATATTTGGTATACATATTTGAATTACCTCCTGATTGATGGGCTGCAGCTAATCCAGTATTGTCTAGTTTACTTTTTAGTGTTTTTAATTTATCTAAAACAATATCAATATCAATATCAATAGTTTGTGATTTCAAATTAAGTATTTGTTTTAATTCTTCATTTTCTTCTTTATTTTCTTTAAAAGTTTCTGATAAATTTTTGAAACCATTAGTTTTGAATAATTTTAATATTTCATCAACTTCTCTGATAGCAAATTCATTATTATATGGATGAATAGGATTCTCTTTTAAGTAGTTTTCAATAGAAACATTTATCGTATCCTCATCATATTCATAATTAGGATTTTTTAGATATTCTTTAGTTATAAAATCAGTTCTTAATTTAATACTATGTGGTTCTAATATTGAACAAGTAATACCAAAATCAATGAATTTAGGTTTACCGTTATCAAACATAATATTATTATGATGATTCCAATCATTATACAATAATTTATTATCTGACAATATTTTTAATGCTGTAAGTAAGTGTATAATCATTTCAACAAAACATAAAATAGAATTAATTAATTTTCCAACACCATAATTAGATATATTTTGTAAAATAGGAACAAATTTTTCTCCAGCATCTTTAATAAAATAACCATATGTTATAGTTTCAAATTCATTACACTTTTTTGAGTCCAATACATTTTGTTCTTCAACAATCTCACATTTATCAGGTATTAAATATATAAAATAATCTTGATTTGGATCAATTACAGCCAGTTTAGCTGCAATTTCAAGCTCATTTTTAATATGATCCCTATAATCAGGGTCTGTTTTTATAAGTTTCATACCATACATATATTTTCCATTTGGGAGAAGTATATTATATTTTTGATTTAAGTCTTGTCTCTTACACTTTAGAGGGGGGTTAGCATAACATCCGCTTACACCACTATCAATTATCTTAGGTTTTGGTTCCATTTATTATATTATAACTAAATAAAAAAATATTTACAAATATCTTTAATTTGTTGAATTTTTTGAGTTTGATTTTTGAGTTTGATTTTTATCTTTGTAAAAAATCATAGTTAAATATTCTTGATAATTCTCTGGAATAATTGATGTAATATTTGTTTTTGATTGTTTGATAGCATCAACTTTAGATAATACTTTTGCATCTTTAGTTGAAAATACACTAATATTATCTAAC